GGTCCGCGCGAGTTCGACACTTTTCTAGCGTTCGGCTCTGAAAACCCCGTAACAGGTAACGGGTAACAGGTAACGGAATGGCTTCGGAGGTAACGCAGGCCGAGTTCGCTCGTCAATGCGGCGTCTCACGGAAAACGGTCACGGAGTGGAAGGCCAAGGGCCTGCTGTCCATGACGCCCGTAGGCTTGGTGAAGGTCGAAGCGTCTGAGTGGCTTCTCGCTGATAGACCTCAGACCTATCGCGGCGGCACCGCGAAGCGCCCAAACGCACCGCCCGCGGCGGAAGCGGAACCCGCAAAGCCTGTCACCGACTTAGCGCGCCCGGCGGCCTCTTTAGAAGCCCCGGTTGAGACGGCCGCGATCCTGAGCCAGTCGCCCGCGCAGATCGCGGAGGCGATGGGCTGGACAACCGCTGAGGCGCAGCGCGTGAAGGAGATCTACCTCGCCCTCATCCGGCGACAGGAGTACGAGGTCGGTCAAGGGAAACTGGTCGAGATCGAAGCTGTCGCAGTTCAGGTCGAGCGCGAATACGCGGTAGTGCGGGAGCGGCTTCTAGCAATCCCGGGAAAACTGGCATCCAAGCTGGTGGGATTGGAGCGGGCGGAGATCGACGCTGCGCTGTTCGCTGAGGTCTCTGAGGCCCTGAATGAACTGCATGACCCCGGCGACCGCTCTGGCGGGCTGGGCGGCCCTAGCTGATCGCCTTTCCAGAGCCCGGAACGGTCTAAAGCCACCGCCTCGGCTGAACCTAATCGAATGGGCCGACGAGTATCGCTACGTCAGCCTGTCGTCTTCGCCTGGCAAGTGGCAGACACGCTCTCAGCCTGTCGCCTTCGGCCCGATGCGAGCTGTTACCGACGCGGACACCAACAAAATTACGGTGATGGCCGGTACGCAGGTCGTGAAGAGCGAGTTGCTGAAAAACATCGCCTATTATTACATCCACCAAGAGCCATCGCCGATCCTGTTCGTCCAGCCATCGCAGGGCGCAGCAGCGTCGTTCTCTAAAGAGCGTTTTGCTCCTGATGTGCGGCGGATGCCGGAACTTCAGGCGATCATTGAAGCGCCGAAATCTCGCGACAGCGACAACACCATCACGCACAAGGAGTACCCTGGCGGCCCCCTGGACTTCGTGGGCGCCAACTCGCCGACCGATTTGGCTAGTCGACCGAAGCGCATCATCCTCTGTGACGAGATCGACAAGTATCCCGCGAGTGCCGGGCCGGAAGGCGACCCGCTCGTCCTCGCTGAGGAGCGAGCTTCAACCTACGAGGATCTGGGGCTCGCCAAATACGCGCGGGTCTGCTCGCCGACAGAGGAAGGCGTGTCTCGGATTGGGCGAGAATATGAGGCAAGCGACCAGCGTCGCTGCTTCGTTGCTTGCCCCCACTGCGACCATCACCAGCTTCTGACCTGGGCCAAGGTGAAGTGGGAGAAGGTGCTGGAAGACGGCACCGTCACCATAGACCCGCCCGAGGGCTCTAGTGTTCGTGAGCACCGCCCCGACACGGCGGGCATCGCTTGCGAAGAATGCGACACGATCTGGAGCGAACGTGAGCGCCTGAAAGCCCTCACTGCTCTAGAGTATGCGTCGGACTACGGGTGGCGTCAGACTCGCCGCTTTGTTTGTTGCGATGTCAGGCAGGACCCGCATGTCTGGGATGATCGTGGGCGCGCTCGCTGTGAGCATTGCGAAAGTCCGGCACCTTACGACGGGCACGCGGGATTTCAGATCTCGAAGCTCTATTCGGCCCGACATAAGCTCGCCCGTGTCGTGCGTGAATTCCTTGCCGCCACCGGCGATCCCGAGCTTCTGAAGAAGTGGACCAACACGGCGCTGGCCGAGTTATGGCGTCCGATTGGCGTCGAGGCGCTGGATGGCTCTCGCTTGATTGAACGAGCCGAAGCCTACGGCCCGCTGGACCTTCCAGACGGCGTTCGGGTCATCACTGGTTTCGCCGACGTTCAGGGGGATCGGCTTGAAGTCCAGCTGATCGGATGGGGCGATGACGAAGAGGCATGGCCCTTCCTCTATGAGGTCATCCCGTTCGATCCCGGCCAGCCGCAAGCGTGGCACGAGTTGGATCGAATCCGACTTGATGCCTACCGAACCCGCGACGGGCGAACCCTTAGAGTTGCGGCCCTCGGCGTTGATGTCGGCGGCCATCACGGCGCGCAGGTCTACGCCTACTGTCGCCCGAGACGAGCGCAGCGGGTGTTCGGCACCATCGGTCGCGCCGGAAAGATCTCGCTCTGGCCTCTGAGGGCGTCGAAGGCGAAGAACAACGAGCGGTTCTGGGCGATCGGCGTCGATGCCGGCAAAGACGCCATCTATGCACGGCTGAAAATTCAGCCGTCTGAGGATGGCGCGGCTCGGCCGGGTCTCATCCACTTCCCCGCTGAAGATGGCTTCGGCAAAGATTACTTCGCGGGCCTGACTGTCGAGCGTCGTGAGACGCGTCGTCGGATGGGCCAGCCCTACACCGTCTGGGTCTGCCCAGCGGGCAAGCGCAACGAGCCTCTAGATACGTTCGTGGGGGCTCTAGCAGTGCGTCGGAGCCTTCCGAAGCGACTTAGCCGCTCCCTTGAGTATGGGGCGAGGTCGGATGCTCTGTCAGACGCATCTGACCCCGGCGAAGCACTAGAGCCGGATGTTCCGGCGCCGGATTATGTCCCACCGGAAAATTATGTTCAGGCGCGGCCGTCTCGGCAGCAGCAAGACGATCGGCCGCCGTCCCGCACCGGCTGGCTTGGCCCAACGAGAGGGTGGTTAAAATGATGACTCCCGCTCCGATTGTGCCGCTGCCCTATGCCGCCGAGATTGATGCCCTGCGAGCCTCGATTGCGTCCGGCAGCACCACGCTTTCCTATGACGGGAAGTCGCGGAGCTTCGCCAGCATCAAGGAAATGAAGCAGGCGCTCGCCTTCGTCCTGAACCAACAGTCTATCGCACTGACCGGGCAGCCGCGCCGCCTTCCGCAGGCGGGTTTTGCGACCTTTACCCGCGGCACGTTCGGGCGGTGATGTGTGGCCGGTAACTGGATTGACCGCGTTGTTTGTGCGGTTTCCCCCGAAAGCGGATTGCGCCGCGAGCGCGCTCGCGTAGCCCTTAGCGGCATCACGCGGCGTAGCTACGAAGGAGCCGGAACGGGCCGCCTTCAGGCTCAGTGGCTGCCATCTAGCACGGCAGCGGACACAGAGATCTATGGCGCCGCTAGGACGCTTCGGGATCGATCGCGCGACCTCGTGCGGAATAATTGCCATGCCGCGAAGGCTGTCGCTTCCCTGACCGCCAACATCGTGGGCACGGGCATCATGCCGAGGCCCAAGACAGGCGACAAGGAAAAGGACAGGAAGGTTAAAGCCCTGTTCGACGCGTGGTCGTCGCGGTGCGATGCCGACGGCCTAGCCGATTTCTACGGCCTCCAGACGCTGGCCGTCCGCGAGGTGATTGAAGGCGGAGAGGTTCTCATCCGGCGCCGTCTTCGCCGATCCGATGACGGCTACGATATTCCGGTCCAGCTTCAGCTCTTGGAGTCTGATTTTTTGGACCCATCGCGTAGCGGGTTCATCAGCGACAACGCACCGACCAACTTCTCAATCCAAGGTGTCGAAACGGACGCAATCGGTAGGCGCTCTGCCTATTGGCTGTTCTCGCAGCACCCGGGGAACACGTTCTCGAATTATCGCGAAGCGCTGATATCGAAGCCGGTTCCGGCTTCCGAAGTGCTTCATATTTTTGAGCGTCAGCGGACACAAGTGCGCGGTGTCCCGTGGGGCTCGCCATCATTCGCGAACCTGCAGGATCTGGCAGACTACGAGTACGCCGAAATTATCCGGAAAAAGCTGGAGGCTTCTCAGGTCGCCGTCGTGACCACCGATGATGAAGCTGAGATTGGCGCCAATCGCGATCCGCTAGCCTCGACCCGCGACTACAATCAGGATCTCCCCACCGGCGTCTTTGATCAGAACGGGTATCCGATCGAGCGCTTTGAGCCCGGCATGATCCTTTACGCGAGGGGCGGAAAGGACGTTCGATTTAACTCACCAGCGACAGTCGGTGGGTTCAATGAATACAAAGTCAGCCAGCTTCGTAGTATCGCCGCTGGCTTCCGCGTTCCTTACGAGTTGCTGTCCGGCGATCTGAGCCAGGTCAACTTTTCATCTATCCGGTCGGGACTTCTGGAATTCCGCCGCTTCACGCAGGCCGTGCAGTGGCAAATTCTAATCCCGATGATGCTTCAGCCGATCTGGGAATGGTTCTGCGAGGCCGCTTATCTTGCAGGTGAGATCGACACTCCTAAGGTGCCGGTCGAGTGGTCCACCCCCCGGTTCGAATGGATCAACCCAGCAGACGATGCTGCGGCGGATCTGATGTCTATCCGTTCTGGGACCCGGACCTGGATGGAGGTCGTCGCGGCGAGCGGGCGCGACCCAGAAACCGTCTACCAAGAAATTCTTGAGTTTCAGGCTCGGGCTCGCGCCGATGGCGTGGTCCTCGACTCCGATCCGTCAGCCGTGTCCGGTCGCGGTGTCGCTCAGAAGAACGATCCGCCCGCAAAGGGCAGCACCGATAACAACTTCGATGGCCACCGATCTCGTTCGCCGCAGGCAGATGCGGCAATCGACGCGATGGCCACCCGGATCGCTGAACAAGCATCCGAAGACTGAAAGCCGCTCATGCCGCAGACCGTCAGCCTCCCGCAGCACATGCGGGCCGCGAACGTGCGCGCCGACTCGTTCAACGAGGCGGACAACACGATCGACGTGGTGTTTACGACCGGCGCTGACGTGCTGCGATGCGACTGGCTGGATGGGCCGTACATCGAGCGGCTTGAGACCGGACCCGACAACGTTCGGCTCGACCGCTTGAATGCCGGCGCCCCCTTCCTCGACACGCACAACGCGTTCGAGTTGGCGGCGATGATCGGATCTTGCGTCCCGGGCACAGCCC